GACATGGCCTCGAGCTCCATAGCGGCGCGGCGGTAGATGTAGGCGGCGAAGACCAGCTGCTCGATCAGCGGCAGGTCGGACTCGTGTACGGTCCGGAGCGCGATCAGCTCGTCGACGGCGCGGTGCCAGATGTCATGTGCCGGCGCCGGGATCCACGCCGGCGGCGCGGCGAGCGCCGACTCGACGATCGCGGCCGTCGGCGGCAGCTCGGGCGGCTTCTGCTCGCCGGGCAGCGCCCGGTGACCGGTGTGCCGGTCTACTCGAGTGGGATCCACTTTCCTACCCTTGGTCACCGTCGACCGCCTCTCCGAAGTAGCGGCCAAGAGCCGCGGTGAGATCCTCGGCCATGCCCTGGGCCCGCCACGCGAACTGACCGCGCGCGTCCCGAGCGAGCCTGCTGTACTGCTGGATGAGCGCCTGGGTCTGGAGGATGGCGCCGACAAGCTGCTCATCGCTCGTGCCCTGGACGCCGAAGAGGAGCCCGCCGACGGCGTCTTCGGGCGGAGGACCCGCGAACGGCGTCCGGACCGGTGGCGGAGGCGCGACCTCGACGACCTGCCGGGCGCGGAAGTGCGCCTGCTTGCAAGCCGGAGAGCAGTACTCGCGCCGACGTCCGCGGCTAGGTTGCGTGACGGCGTTCTCGCAACCTGGTCGGCGGCACTTGTCGAAGGTCTCGCTCATGGACTGAGCGTGCGGGGCGTGTCTCCCGATTCGTAACAAAGTGCATAGAAAACGTCACACCGGATAGCCCCGTGAATCTCCAATTTCGGGCGAGTGTCTCTGGCGCAGGCTGTCGAGGTTTCGGGGCGCACGGCGGAAAGAATCGACCCCCCTACCCCTATGCATGCTCTGACCTGGGGTTTTCTAGGAGGGTCGATGCTTATGTCAGTGCAGGGGCGTAGCGTGTGTCAGTTGAGCTTCACCCCCCGAAACGGCGTCAAGGGCGGCTGAGCCCTAAGGCCGAGAGTCTGCTGGTGCTCCAGGTGCAGCGCCATGGCAGCTCTTCTGCGGAGCAGGAGTAAGCTCTCGGCGAGCGCCTCCGCCGAGAAGCAGACGGACGAGACTGCGATCCGGCCGTCCGACCTTAATGGATGTACGTAAATCTGATTGCCCGACTTCGTCAGCAATAGCTCGTAGTCCGTTCGACCGCAGCGAGGGCAGGGGGCGCTCATGCCTTCACCTCAGTGAGCCCACCCGACGTAAGCGCCAGGTACTCCGCGCGGCGGTCGAATTGCTCCTTGTACGCCACAGCCAGCGCCGCAGCGCGCCCCTCATCAGGAGCGATCCACCAGATGCCGTACGCATCGATCGCCGAAAAGTGTCGCAGCCGACCTGCACAACGCGTCATGACCTGGTCGACCATGTGGGTCTGTAGAATGGCGCGCAACATATAGTCATCGGCCTGGCCTAAGAGGAGTCTGCGCCGGATCTGCATCGCGGCCTGGTGTACCTCGACGGGCGCATGGTCACCACGCCAGATCGCTATCGCCTGGGCGATGACGCAGCGCATTTCGCAGGTGACGATATCGGTACGGACGTGCAGTTCACCTGACAATGGAAGCGTGTGGAGCCGTCGTCTAAGAGGCGCCTCTCTGTACTCCAGTGAGGAGCTCATGCCTTCACCCCGCTCTCCATCGCCTCGAGGTCCGCAAGCGCGGACTCCGCCTGCTGCACGCGGCCGCTCCAGTACTCGCCCTGCTCCGGGTGACGCACGAGCATATGGCGGCGCTGCTTGATCTCTTGGGTGATGAACAGGCGCACGGCGGCGAACCTGTCGGTGTCGGTGCGCTCGAAGAGCGTGGACTCAGCCATCGGTCGCCTCCAGTGCTGCTGATAGGACCTCGAACTCACCAGCGAGCTTGATCATCCTTTCGCCAAGCTCGCGTAGACTTCCAGCGTGGCTCAGGCGATGGTGCAGCACGTTGCCGTCCAGCACCAGCTTGACCGCCCCTCCGATGCGTGCCCCATTCCACCTGTCGATCCGCACCCCGCTCTCTTCTTCGAACTGAGCGATTGCCTGCCTCAGCGTCTCGGCATTCTGTTCCGCCCGCGCCACCTCTTCGGCGGTGCGGCTCTCTCCCGCCGCGTAACCGCGGGCGTATTCGTCCCGTGCGAACGACCCGTCGAGCGATCGCTGCACGAGAGCGCGGGCGAAGGCGGCGGCAAGCGAGCGGTCCATCTGCTCCCGCCTGCCTTCGGTGTGGAGCATGAGCGGCTTCCGTGCAGCCCTGAGCCGTCCGTCGTCCGTCGGGTGGTAGAGGCCCCACTTGTCCGGGATCTCCAGCTTGCTCACGATCTCCTTGGGGGCGACGATCGAGAAGTGATCGAGGTACGGCGCGAACTCGGCGAACTTACGCGTGTCCTGGAGCTCGCGCCGGAGGTCGGACCGAGAGCACTTGATCTCGAGTCCATGAAGCGTCAGGCCTTCGCTCGGCCATGTGTTGAAGACGATCGCGTCAAGCGTGCGGCCGAACGAGAAGCCCGCGCCGTTGTTGACCTGGACCGCGACGATGTGATGCGGGCGATCGACACCGGACGGCCACGTCTTCTTGATCGCCTCGGTGAGCGTGGCTTCGGTGTGGGTGGCCGATGCTGGACCTATCATCTCAGCCACGTCTGTACACCTCCGGAGGTCGCGCCCGCCCCACTCTCATCCCACTCCGGCAGTACCTCGGCGGCGATGGCTACGTTCTCCTCGGCCATCTGCGAGTTGAGCGCATTGAGAGGACACATGGCGTCCAGCGCGGCGCGGAGGCGCAGTCTTGCGTCATAGTGCGACCAGCCCGCGATGTCAGGGAGAACCTCCGGCGTCACATAGTCCTGCGTCCAGATGAGCGCCTGGATTGCGTACTCTGCCGCCTCCGCCAACGCCGCCACCCTCTCCCGCTCGGCAGCGATAGCGGCGTCATGCTCGGCGCGGGGGATGTAGTGGGCGCTGTCCTCTAGGTAGTGGCCGGAGTCGGGGGTTATCTCGCCCAGTATCTCCTCAAGCGCATCAACGTACTTCGGCTCGATGAGCATGAAGTCGCTCTCCTCGCTCTCGTGCTGCGCTTCATCCACGATGCGCCACGCCGCGTTCACTAGATCGTTGCGGTTGCCACACTCGGAGCAGTCGGGGACATCGGCGCGGGGGATGAGGTCGAGAACGTACGCGGCTTCCAGAGGGGTGACATTGTGGGTCATCGCCCACTCGTAGACCCGCTGCGCGTCTGTGTAGCTCAGGTCGTGGGGCGCAGTAGTATAGTGTTCGCCGACCCCGAGGTTCAGCTCCTCGGCAGTTGCCACTACGGCTTTGCCGACGATCCGCGTGATGCGTGGCCGCAACCAGGCGACCGCAATGACGGCTGTGGCCACGAGCCCGAGGAGGATCACCACGAGGGCCTCTTTGAGGGTGATCTCCACCGCTACCGCGACCTGAGGTAGAAGTACGAGCCCATCGGGCCGACGGTCGCTGTCGTCTTGTTGCCGACCCGGACACACGAGAGCAGCTTCGCTCCGGATGCGTCGACGGTGTACGGTGCGCCGTACCAGGAGACGATGACCGCGCCGTCCAGCCTCTTGTACGCTTGGATGCCCTGAAAGCCCGTAGCGGTCACTACGCGCACCGAGGGATAGACTTGGATCTCTGCTGTCATGACGGGCGGCTCAGTCGCGTGTGCGACCACTCCTGCCAGGAGGACGACCAGGCCGGTCAGGATGAGGACGAGCACGAGCTTCTTCATGTGGTTCACTCCTTCGTTGTTGTGGCCACGTCGGCCGGCTTCCGTTTCGGCTTCATGCTCGCCGTGCGGCGGTTGCGCTTCTTGGCCTTTCGCCAACCGTCGCAGTCCTGCGAGTGGTTGAGGCAGCAGCCCGAGCACGAGTCTGCGTCGGCGTAGATCAGGCCGTCGGCGTGCATGTAGGGGTGCCTCTGACAACCCACGAGACGTCACCTCCAACCACGATCGCCGGATCCGGCTCGATCGCCTCCTCGAGGTACTCGGTGATGCACGCGCGGCAGTGCGGGGCGAAGCAGAAGTCACCTTCAGCGGCGGCGTGGAGCGCGTAGCACTCTTCGTCGCCGAAGCTGACGTGGAGCGACCCTGAGAATGGCGCGCCGATCTCGAACGGGCACGGCTGGTTGACCATCGCCCCGATCGCGAGCTCGAGCATCGCGCGCTGGTCGCACGGTGCGGTACACGGGGGCTTCATCGGGCCACCGCCGGCGGGAGGGGCGCGCCAAACGCGAAGACGTCCGTCTCGTGGCCGTCCGGGTGCACGATCACCGCGCCCTTGCCGAGTGTCTTGAACAGCCCGAAGGCGCACCAGTCGCAGACGCCGTCGGCGACGAAACGGTGGTAGCACTTCTGCGCCGCGTCGCTCGGGTCCCAACCCGAGAGCTTGCCTTGCGCCTCGAGGTGATCGGCGAACTCGCCGACAGAGTGCGTCTCCTCACAGCGCGGACACACGAATGTGATCCTGCGCACATCGTCGGCCGATGGATCTTTCACACCGAGCAGGTGCTCGAACTCAGCTTGCCACTCGGCCAGCGTGTACCTCTTGATACCGGGCGGATTGGCTGCCGTGCAGCCCGCGGTCTCGGTCTCGGTCATGAGTGCATCACCCTCTCTCGTGGTCGTCGCGTCGGCGCCGGCGGCGCCGTGCGCGGCAGCGTGCCTCGGCCGCACTCTTTTTACGTGGCTTGGGCGAGCGTGGCCTCGAGGCGAACTCGCCGGCGGGGTGGATCATCTGCCGGTCGGGGTTGTGCTCGATCAGCGATGACCCTGCCTTGATCGCGTCTGCGCGCTTGCGCACGCAGTGGCAGCACGGGCAGTGAAAGACGGTCCACTCGGGGTCGAGCGTCGTTATGACGGTCCCGGCCGACACGACCAGGTGCACGCCTTTGTCGGTCACGAAGATCCGGCGCTTGTCGTAGTGGTTGGACTGGCGTCGACGTGTCGGACGCGCTGCGGTGATCGCGGCGAGCACGAGCGGCAGTGCGGCCTGCACTTGTTCGCGCGACGGCTTGTCGATGTGCTGGATGCGCTCGCACCACCTGCGCGCAGCGTGGGGATGGACGTCGTACCCGTCTCCCATGGCTCTAGAGCCCCCTCAGGAGATCGCGGGCCTGGTGGACCGCCTCGAGGTATCGTCGCGTGTTGGTGGAGAGGAGCGCGACCTCGAGGAGTGTGTCGACGAGCTGGAGCGTGAGCGTGTGCTCTCTCGGTACAGCTGGCTTGACGCTCTTGTCGATGACGATCGTGACGGGCCCGCCGCCCGAGAGCAGCGTCTCGAGGAGCGCCATGGGCGTCGGGATGAACGTGGTCTCGGTGCTGACCTTGTCGCCGGCGCACTCGCTGCAGAGATCCTCCTCGACCCAGTGACACGCTAAGCCGTCGATGTCCTCGCAGGCCTCCGCGTCGGTGCAGCCGCACACGCGACACTCCCTCAGCGCGAAGAGGTCCCCGTCCAGCACGCTCCTGCACTCGTCGCATAGGCCGTCCTCGCCGGTCGCCTCGCGTACACAGCCGAAACCGCGGCACGACGGCGACGCCTTCGGCGCCGGTTCGTCGGGGGTGAACTCGGGTGTCAGTTCGTGCGTGTACGTGCCGTCGCCGTTGTCCGTCGTCTGCACCTCTCCGAGCCCTTCGACGCCCGCGTGGTGCGGTGTGCGAGTGTCGTCGGTTTCGTCGTCGTTTGTTGCGGGTGTCGAGCATTCGTCGATGATCCCGTGCAGTGACCCATGGTCTGAGTCCGTCCATGCGGCGGGATCTGACGTCGGCGGCGCGGGCGCCGGGTTGGGCGCGACGGGCGTGCTCTCCGGCGCCGGACGCTTCTTGAGGCTCACGCCGAGGGTGTGCGCGCGGTTGAGTATCGCGCTCGGCGTCTTGCCCACCTTAGCCGCACATCCCTCCTTGCCGAGATGCGCGTGGTCTCTGAGCGCCTGGTCCTGCTCGGGCGTCCATTCGCCCTCTCGCGGCTTGCGCTTCATGGCACTCACCAGTGCCTCCTTTCTCGCCTGCGGGGTCTCCACGGGCGCTGTGGGGGTTGCAGAGGTACGGATCCGTGCAGCCGGGCTGAGGCAGATGGCGGCCGTGCCCGAGACGCGCCGGTCCTCGATCGGGCAGTACGCTGAGGAGCGGCCCGGCTCGGGGTTGTAGTTGACGCACTGGTGGCACTGGTGTCTGACCCGGACGCCCGGCAGATAGACCATGGCTGCTACGCTCCTTTCTGCCTGAACGGCCGCACCTGGTCGTAGCCGACGGCGTAGACCTTACGGTCGGGCCCGACGACGGTGAGCACACGGCTGTCGGCGGCCATGATCACGCCCGTGACCGGCTCGACGGTGCGGAGACGGCGCCAGTGCACGAGCGGCCTGATCGGGCCCTTGAGGCGGCGTGTGCGACGTGTGGTGGCCTGTGACATCTAATCCACCTCGCGGACGTCGTCTTCGACCTCAGGCTCGGGCGCGAGCACCTTGTCGAGTGCCCTCATGAGCGTGCTCTCGCCGATGAGCGTGAGCTCGCAGGACTCGGGGGCGTAGCCGATCGCGCGGAGCGCGTCGTAGTAGGCCTTGAGCGCGCCGCGGTCGTACTTGTCGACGCGGTCGGGATCCACTAGGCCGTTGCCCTTGAGCTGACCGGCGATCCAGAACTCGGCCGCGCCGGCGGCGAGTACGAACACGCTCTTGAACGTCGGGGCATCGATGCTGCCGAGCTCGAACGCGGCCTTGGTGGGGCCGTAGCTGATACCGGCCGAGAGCCTTTGTGGCGCCGAGGCGATGCCGAACTCGCGCACCGCGTGGTAGATGAAGGTCTCGAACGCGGCGATCGGATACGCCCCGCCGGCGGAGAGCCACGCTTTGATGTGCTCGTGGCGCGCGGCGGTAGCGGCCTTCCAGGCCTTGCGGTTACGCCGCTTGGCCGCGTTCTCCTCGGCCGCTTCAGCCTGGCGCGCCGCGGCGCGCTGAGCGAGCGGGGTGAGGCCGTGGAGCTCGGGCTGCGTGCAGTAGAACTTGGCGGTGCCGTCGTACGTGACGAGCGCGGCGTGCCCGGGGCAGGTCGAGTGCGCTGTCGATGAGACGGGTTTGCCGTCGACCTTGGGGAGCGATGTGACCTCGCGGCCCTCGTACGCCTGTTGGTAGTCCCTGAGTATCCGCACGCCGGCGCGCTTGAGCTTGTCGGTCGTGGAGGCGACCTTCGCCTCGCGGGCGCGGTCCTCCCGTATCCGCTTCAGCACGTTGGTGAACTGGTGCGAGCCCACGTTGGCGAGCAGTCTCTCGTAGTCGTCCTTCTCGCCCGCGAACTCGGCGAGCGCGGCTGACTCGAGTAGGTTCGCTTGTGAGGCGGTGACGTCTTCGATGAGTTTGGGCGTCGCCTTGTCGGTGATCGTCTTGGCGAACTCGAGCTCGGCCTCTTTGCGCATGACTGAGGCGGACAGCTGCTCGCGCGGGACGCCGAGCGCGAGCGCGCGTTGTATGCCTCGCGCCTCCTCGACCGGGTCGAAGTCATCCCGGGCGCCGTTCTCGGCCATGAGCATGATGAGCTGCTGTGCGACCGTGAGGTCTTTGTGCACGATCGCGGGCACCGTGCGCCGGCGGAGCTTGCGTACCGCTGCGATACGGCGGTGCCCGGCGACGGTGACGTAGCGATCGCCTGCAGCGACGAGCACGACGGGCTCGATGATGCCACCGGCCGCCTTGATCGCGGCGGCGAGGCCGTCTATGTCGCGGAGCTTCTTGTCGCGCGGCTGCTCGGGGTTCGGGTCGATGAGGGTGATGTCGATCTCCTCGATGAACTGCATGAGCTAGTCCCTCCTTAGTGGCATCGCGAGAGCGTGCAGGGCACGCCCGTCGCTGCCCTCGGCCGAGAACTCGAGGGGCCTGAGTGGCGCGTGGAAGCGGATCTCGAGCGCGGGGACGCCGAACTCCACGTACGCGTCGACCACGCGCTTGAGGATGCGTGGGTCCATGTACGCGATCGCGGCGGGCTCCGAGGTCATAAAGAGGCTCTGGACCGGCGGGAAGTCGCCGTTGACCGTCCTCGACGTCGCGCCGACCTCCTGTTCGAGATCGTTCGTTGTGAGCGTGACCTCGTTCGTGTCAGGGCTGACGGACACGGCGACGCTCGATAGCGACGGCAGCATCGAGCGTACGTTGATGCGCGCGATCGCGTCGCGGAGCGCGGCGGCATCCACGCTCACGCCTTCTTCGGGGATGCCGATCGCGGGCGTGCGCGGTGAGGTCGGGAACGACAGCGCGTCGATGCGGTCCTTACCGAAGACGAGGCGTGCGGCGACGTAGCTGTCGGTCGCCTCGAGCGCATCCGGGGTGACGCGCACTGCGGTGAGGATCGGGCGGGTCTCGTCCTTGCTCACGAACTTCAGGATCGCACGATGAGCCCGGGTGACGAACACGGGCACACGTGCGCCCTTGGTTTCACTGGTCTCCATGGTGGTCCTCCTTACTTCAGTAGGGGCGCTCCGGCGCCCGGGGTCAGAACGGTGGATCAGATCTCGACGACGAGCTGCTGCCCTGAGTCGAGGCGTACGGGGGTCTCGCGGCCCTCCATGTAGGCGTGCACGGCGCGGAACTCACCGATGCCCTCCTCGACGGCCACGTCAGCGATCGCTACCCCCCCCATCGCGGATCGACAGGGCAGGCGTTCTTGCCGCGGTACGACTTGATGCGCATGCCGGGCTTGAGCTCGCCGGCGGTGATCTCTTGAAGACTCACGAGCTGCTCCTTTCCTCGGCTGCCATCCGCTCGCGCGCCGCGGCGATCAGGGGGTGCTCGAGCGTGATCGCGTCTGCTGCGACGTAGACCGCGCTGCGCATGGTCCCTGTGTTCGGGTCCCGCCAGGAGCGCGAGCGGATGGTGCCCTTCTCGACTGTGACCTCCATGCCTGTCTGCGCGAGCGCGAGCAGGCCGTTCGCGGTCTTGCCGTACACGACGACGTCGACGAACGTGTCTGCGGTCTCGCCGTTGGGGCGCATCGTGGCGACCGTGACCGGGAGCGTGAGCACGGTGGTGCCCCGTCCGGTCGCGGCGACCTGGGGCTCGCGCGAGATGGTGCCGGTGAGGCGCACGTTGTTGACGTCGACGCGCATGACTACCCCGCCACCCCGTCGCCGCGGCGCCACTCCCACAGCCCTGTGGTCGACAGGCCGTTGAGCGCGCCGAAGACGGCGACCTGCGGGTAGGTGATCATCGTGAGCACCTCGGGGAACACGGCCTTGGCGAGCACCGCGAGCGCGATGCCGACGGCGATCGCGTAGAGGTTGATCGCGGCTCCGGTAAGACCGAACCGCTTGGCCAGGCCGATGAACGCCTGGATGAGCCCGACGCTCATGAGCGCCGCCACGAGCACGATCGCACTTGCAACCAGTCCTTCCATCGTCAACCCTCCGTTCCAAATCGATGGGACTTTCATGACGCGACTAAAGTGCGGCGTGCCCCACCCCCTGCCAGGTCGAGGCCGCGCCGACCGGGTCCGCCTTGCTGCGCCGGGTCTCGAAGACGTCGGCGATACGCGGATGTTCGGCGGCGATCCTGCGCACGAGGAGCGCGCGGATGGAGTTGTTGATGACGTAGACGTGGCCCTCGGGCCGCGTGACGCCGCGTGACATGATCGTGCGGAGGCCAGCGGGCCAATCGCGCGGGCGACGGAGCAGCTCGGCGTAGTAGCCGATCGAGCCGCGCAGACCGGCCGCGGCGTCGCGGTCCGCGAGCCACACGATGCCGGCGTACGCCTCGGGGTTCGCGGTGATCCATCCGTCGAGGATCTGCTCCTGCGTGCGCCTGAGCGCACGGCCGACGTCGCCGACGGCCCTCTCGAGCTCGCATGAGTCCGCCTTGATGCTCACCAGGCGCTGCTGCATGAGCAGCTCGTCGAACGATCCCTGGCCTTCGGTCACCGGGGCACCTCCTCGTGTACGCGCTCGAGGTCCGCGAGCTCGGCGAAGTTCCGCGTGACCTTCACGAGGTCGCGGAAGATGCGCCGGCGTGCCGCGCGGTCGACGTGCGACGCGATCATCTGGGCGTTGAGGAGCTCCAGATCGGCGTGCACCCTGCGCTGGGCGCGACGGACCCGCCACAGGCGGAGCCGTGTGCGGATGGAGTTGCGCTTCACGGAGCCACCACCCTGAGCGGGAGCGGCTTGAAGACGAGCTCGATCTCGACTCTGGGCGTGCCGTCGGTGTACCGCTTGTGCGAGATGAGGTCGCACACCTGGCGGTCGTCGATGTACGCGAAGCCGTTGAGCGCGTCGAGGTAGAGCTTGGCGATGTTGTCGGCGTCCTCGGCGCGGTCGACGGCCGGGTAGTCTCCTGCGAGCGCGACGGCTTGCTTCCACTTCAGCCACGACTTCGGGACTGGGAAGAACGCCGTGACGATCGCGGCGACGGATCCCTCGAACGGCGCGCGTGCCCCGATCTGCGAGAGGTACGCGACCTGCGCCGCGGTCTGGGCGGCGACGGTCTCTGGCGGGGTGTAGGTCCGCGGCTTGGCGAGCTTGTTGCCGCGGGCGTCGAAGAACTGCGTCCGGGCGCGCTGCTTGGCCCTGGGTAGGCCCTCGACGACGATCGAGATGTGACGCGCCGTCATCGCGGGCACCTCCCACAGACGAGCTCGACGCCCTTGGCGGTGAGGCGGATCGACCGGTGGGTGTTGGGTATCCGGGTGATGAGCCCATGGGCCTGGAGGCGCTTGAGGCGCTCGTGCACCGTCGCCGTCGACGTCACGCCGGTGGCCTCCATGAGGTCGCGTGTCGACGGTGCGTAGTGATGCTCCATCGCGAACCGCGCGACGGCGGCCGTCGCCTTGACGTCTTTGGCGGTGACCTCGGCAGGCCAGGCGGTCTTCATCGCGCACCAGCTCGGTACTCGTCGCTGTCGAGCGAGACCTTCTCGATGAAGGCTCGCTCCCAATCCGGCGGGCACTTGTCTCGGAGAAGGATCGCGACGACGTCGCGGACCCCGCGTTTGAGTCCGGCGGGGGCGAGGTCGTCGATCTTGAGCTTGTCGAAGTGCTCGTCGCATACCTCGACCGCGAGCACCAGCCTGAGGGGCTCGTGTGAGTCGATGGGCCACCCCTGCGCCGGCACGACGATCCTCGGGACGCAGGTCGCCTCGTTCGTGCAGCCGGTGCTGATGCAGAAAGGTGCTGTCACGGCTGCACCGTCCAAGAACCCCAGGATGCGCCGTAGTTGGTCATGTAGGCGGCGAAGCGGATGTTGAACTCGGGGTCGAAGAGATCCGCCTTCATGTCCCAGGCGCGTGCCTTCTCGGCGATCTTGGCGGCGTGGATCTCGTGGTCGATCTGGAAGAGGCCCCAGCAGGGTCCGTTGGTCGCTCTCGGATCTCCGTGCGACTCGCCCTGCATGACCCGGAGCGCGGCGTCCGCGTTGCCTTTGAAGTGCCGCGTCACGAGCGGGCGCCACTGATCCACGCCTGGGCTCACCTGTGCGCGGATCGGCGTGGCGGTCGTCTTCGGCGTCGCCTTGGCCGTCGTCTTCGCCGGTGCCTTGGCGGGAGCCTTCTGCAGCTGCTTCTGAAGCGCGGTCAGGCTCGCCTCGAGGCTGTTGATCTCGATCGCCTGCCCGGCACGCACCAGGCTCGTCGTGTAGAGCGCGGACTGTAGTTGTGTGGTGCGCTCGTACTCGGTCGACAGCGCGGCCGACGTCCGCTTGAGCTCGGCGCGGACCATCGATATGTCCGCTACCGCCTCGACGGCGCGGGAGCGCCACAGCGCCGCGGTGAACGCGAGCACGACGATCACGGCCGCGAGGACGATGCGCGTGGTAAGCGTGATCACCGCCGGGTCGATGCGCTTTGTCCGCGGGCGGTTGGTGTACCTCTTCTCACTCATCGGAGCCTCCGATCCGCGGGAAGTCATCCCGCTTGATGCCGGACAGGGCGTACGACGCGCCGAGGAACGCGAGCGCGATGATGATCACGAGGAGGACCACGAACACGGCGATGGCGGTCTTGAGCATCTAGAGCCCCTCCCCCGGGTCGAGCAGACCGGCGGCGATCGCCTTCGGCACGTCGATCGCGGGCGCGAGTCGCCCTGCGTCGTTGAAGAAGATCCGGACGCTGATGAGCTCGAGGTCGTGGCGCGTGGCTTTGCCTTCGTCGATGCGCATGGCGGCCTGGCGGATCTCCTCGAGGAGCTCGGCGTACGTCATCGCTACACACCCGCCTTCTTGCACTCGGCGTCGAGCGCGGTGATCACGGCCGAGGCCTCCGGGCTCGTCTTCGGGGGGCCGTCGTGGCCCGTGACCTTCGCCACGAAGCCCGAGGCTCGTGACTTGGTCCACCCGAGGCGGAGGATGCGCGCCTGGATGGCTGACGCCTGTGGCTTCGTCGGGTCCTTGACTGCCTTCGGGGTGGCGCCGGCGGACTGGTCACCGGGGGGTGTGGTGACCGGGGGGGAGTCCGCCGGCGCCTGGGAGGTGGCTTGCTCGCGCTGCTTGCGCGACGCCTCGGCGGCGTCGGGGTCGTGCTGCGCGCTCATGAACAGCAGGGCCTCGAGCTGGTAGCGCCGCGAGTAGGTGATGAGCGTCCCGGTGTCGTGCGCCGAGATGCCGGTGCGGTCGAGCTCGAGCGGCTCGCTCTCGAAGAACTCGCCACTGTCGTGCTGCAGGCGGGTCGTGGTGATGAGGTGTGTCGATGAGGTGATCGACTCCTGCATGACCATGATCCCGTGGCCGAGGAGCGCGCTCTCTGACGCCGCGATGTCGTCTGCGAGGTCAGCGTAGAAGTACTCGTCGCCGGATGCCGAGGTGCCCCTGCGGGACCGCAGCGGTGCGGTGATCTCCTTGCGTGCGGCGACGAGCGCCTTGGAGATCTCGATGATGCTGTCGGAAGTGCGCACGACTACCTCCTCGCCTTTCTCGTGCGGCGGGAGAGCCGCGTCTTCGCGTTGTGATGCGCCATGCAGTAGCAGCGGAGGTTCTCGAGCGCGTTGGCGTCGAGCGGGTCCGCGAAGAGCTGAGGCTCGAGGTGGTGGTCGCACTGCCACGAAGCGCCATCCGGGTGGAGGTCACCTTTGAGGGGGGCGTTGCACGTCTCGCAGCGGCCGCCGACGAGCTCGTAGCGGAGCAGGCGGTTGCGCTTGTACTCGGGGTCCGCGTAGACGCGGCGGTAGCTGAACCGAGCGTTGCGCGCGGCTTCGTTCGGACGCGGGCGGCACCTGTCGCAGAACGCCGAGGTGCCGTCTGTCGGCTGGTGGCACGTGAGGCAGACACCGGCGCCCCACGCGGAGGTCTTGCATGTCTCGCACCGGGCACCCGGACCATCTATCCGGCGGCCGCACGCGCAGGTCTTGGAGATCCCACTCGTCATGAGGACTCACCGCCGCGGCACTCCGGACACAGGTTCCGGTCGCTCTTGCGGCCCTCTTCGTCTTTTCTGGGTGAGTACTCCTGGTGACACTCGGCACACTCGACGCGCCGGCCCGCTGCCTTCTTGCAAGCGCGGTAGTCCCGGCGGGCCTTGTCGATTGCCGGCTGCTCGCGATGCTTGTCGGCGAGCGCGTTGTAGTGACAGATGTCGCAATAGCCCGTGGTCCGCCTGGTCGCTGCGCGGAGCCCGCACTTCGGGCAGAGCGGCGCGGCTTTCTCCGCGCGGATCCTGGAGATCGCCTCGGCGAGGTCGAACCCCTCAAGGACCACGGCTTCACGGAGACGGCCGCGATCGCGCCATGATGTGCGCCTGGGCTGGGTGAGGAGCAGCCCCCGGCACTCACCAGGGCGGCGCAGCGAGATGCGATACCTCGAGGCCGCGTCTTTGACCGACTTGACCGATCTGTCGAGGGCAGACGCGATCGCTGGGGCGCCCTCTTCGGAGTGCTTGATGAGGTACTGGACCTCAGACGTCGACCAATCGCGGCGGTGATGGGTCACATCGACCACGCCGCAGCCGAGTTATCCACAGGCTCCAAAACGCCAAGGTCTTTCTTATCTGTCTCTTCTCTAATCTCTTCTTCTCTATGCGTGACGCCGCGTGACAAGGGCGTGACGCCGCGTGACTGTGTGTGACCCGCGCCGCCGCTCGGGCTCTTCGCGGCCCGGCTCTTTCTCTTCCGCTCGCGCACCGGGCCCGGGTGATCTGATGGCTTGTCGTACTGGCGCTCAGCGAACGAGGGGAAGAAGACGAACTGACCTTCGACCTCGACCAGGCGGACGCGCGTCATGCGCTTGATCGCAGCGTCGAGATCGTCAGCGTCGACGCGGATCTCGAGCGCCGTGAATTCCGGGTCGGAGTAGTCGACCACGCCGCGAGGCTCTGATTCCGCCGAGTAACACAGCAACTTGTGCCAGATGCGGAACTCGCGATCGGCGAGGGCGTCGAGCTTCGAGTCATTGCGCGATTCCGTGTACATCCGGAACCAGGGAAGTCGTCGAGTGGTCATAGCAGCGGGATCCCGCGCTCGGCCTGGGCGCGCAGCCACTCGCGGAGCATGTCGACCGGGACGATGACCTTGCGGCCGCCAACAGGAACGTGCGGGAAACGGTTCTCGGCGATGAGATGCCTGACGAGATTGATACCGAGGTTGGTCAGCTCGGCCGCCCGCTCTGGGGAGACAGCAAGGGGCTCCATCGGTAGAGGGGTCTTCACAGCTCGACCACCTCGGAGATGTCCTCGATCGCAACATCAAGGGCAGATGCGACCTTACGGATGGTCGAAGGGCGCGGAAGGTTCCGGCCGAGCTCCATAGCTTCGATCGTGCGCCCGTTGACTCCGGCAGCGGCAGCGAGAGTCTCACGGGAAAGGCCGCGTTCTAGGCGAAGGCGCTTCAGGCCGTCCCTTCGAACAGTGAGTCTAACGACTGCCACCCCGACCTCCTGAGACTAGGCTCCGCGCAGACTTACCCGCGTCTGGCCTTGCTTGTTGTGCCTGTGTCTCGTAGATTAGGCGCAGTCTAGAATCTTCGTCAATAGGGCAATTTCGTTTAGATTCTGTTTAGGGAGTCGTGTCAGTGTCGTGGAATACGCTATTTGTTAGCTTTCGTTACGAATTGGGGGATAATGTGGAACATGTACAGGATCTTGACGACACGTTCTGGAGGTTAGTGGAGCCGATGATGACCGCGGAGCACGAGCAGATGATGGATCTCGCCCCTGGGGAAGGGACCACGAGAACGATCATGGACCCCGTCGAGATGGGAAGGCGCATCAAGTCCGCGCGCGCACTGAAGGGCCTCGAAGTCGAGGACCTGAGCGCCCGGATCAGAGAGCTGACACCAAGGACGGCCGCATCGAAGCCGACGCTGTACAACATCGAGAAGGGCCTGCAGACGCCGAGCCTTGAGCTCATGATGGCGTTGATCGTCATTCTCGAACCCCCGGGCGGGTGGGCGTGGTTCTCTGAGGCGATCCGCCCCGAGCTCCGCGACCTACTCACCGCCTCCATGCGCGTCGAGTAGGCGCAATCCGATGAGCCGCCGTCAGCTCGGGTCGATCAGAGAGACCTCGCGGGGCGTCTGGCGCATCCAGGTATCCGCGGGGGTGGATCCTGTGACCCGGCGCCGCCGGCGTCTGGATCGTACGTTTCACGGCACGAGGAACGAGGCCGAGCGCGAGCTCGCGCGGATGCTCCTCGAGGTCGGGGCCGTGGCGCCTACCGCGAAGAACCTGACGGTGCGCGCTTACCTCGAGGATATGTGGCTTCCGGCGATGGAGCCGCCGAAGGTCCGCCGGCGGACGCACGAGGGGTACGCGGACAAGATGAAGACCCACGCCTACCCGCTGATCGGACACGTGAAGTTGACCGCGCTGTCGAGCTACATCCTCGACAAGTGGTTGGCCGACTTGGCCCGACGCGGGGTCGGTGCGCAGACGCGCCTCCATGCCTTCCGGATCCTGCGCGGGGCGCTCGAGCAGGCCGTCACGTGGGGGATGATCGAGAAGAACCCCGCGAACAAGCACATGGCCCCGTCTGTGCCGCGGCACGAGCCGCGGATCCTCTCGATCGAAGAAGCCAACGCTGTGCTCGACGGGTTCGCCGGGCATCCTCTTGAGCCGGTCGTCGTGCTCGCGCTCGCCGCCGGCTTGCGTCGCTCCGAGGTCGCCGGCCTCCTGTGGACCGACCTGGACCTCAAGGCCCGCACAGTGACGATCGCGCGAGGGATGCACGAGAGCCACGGAGAACGCTGGACCGAGGCTCCGAAGTCAGAGACGAGCGACCGGACCGTCACGCTCCCCCAGTGGGCCTGTGACGCGCTCAGGCCGTATCGCGGCCTCGGCCCCGTCGTGGCGTTCGGGCCCACCGCGATCTCGCGTCGCTTCAAGGCGCGCCTCGAGGAACTCGAGTTGCCGCCGATCCCGCTCAGAGACCTGCGACATACGCACGCGACGCTGCTCCTCGCGGCCGGCGTGGATGCCGTGGTCGTGTCGCGACGGCTGGGGCACTCGACGATCACCGTCACGGACCGCTACTACCTGCGCCCGGGTAGGTCGGCGGACGAGAACGCGGCGGATCTGGCGGAGACGCTCAGGCGCGCGCCATCTCGCGCCAAGTGCTCCGACGCGCCATCTCGCGCCAAGTAGCCGCGCCAGAATGTGAGCTTTCGTGGTAGATTATGAGCCGCTTTGTTAGACGTATGACTCGTTGAGTAGCGGCCCGGGTGGCGGAACAGGCAGACGCGCCGGTCTCAAAAACCGTTGCGCGTATGGACCCTACCAGGGCAAAGAGGCACCGGCGCGCGCCATCTCGCGCCAAGTGCCTCGCGGGAAGCCCCTCGCCCCCCTGTGTCAGCCTCAGCGTTGTGTCTCCCGGAAGCAGGAACTCGAGCGCCGGCGGAGAAGAACGGCGCGAGGAGGTGCGCATGAAACGCTGCGCGAAGTGCGACAAGGAGTACGAGGACAACTACGACGCCTGCCCGCATTGTGCGAAGGCAGCCGCCCCGGCAACGAGCTCTAGCGCCGTCACGTGCCTGGTGCTTTTCCTGCTCATGGCCGTGGGCTTCGTCGGGTGTATGTCGTGCGGGAGCGGAGAGGACACCGCGCAAGCGCCGCCGGTGGTGAGCGTCTCCGAGGTGAGCGCGGTCTTCGCTGAGGCGGGGGTCTCCGACTACATCAAGGACATCGTCACGTACGACGCCAACGTGTCCGTCTACACGTACCTGGACGGCCCGGACCGGATGTACGCCAAGGGTGTCGCGGGAGCCGTGCTCTCGGCGTTCCCCGCAGTCCAAGAGGTCGTGGTCTACGACGGAGACGGCAAGCGGATCGACAAGTTCGTCCACCCGTAAGAAGTGAGCGGCCCCGCCTCGAGGGAGCCTCAAGACAGGGCCGTCAGCAGCCCGCGGGGACCGGGCGGGATGCCTATACGTGCCGCCCGGAGCTACACGTCTGGCGTGGCAGGGCTCATGTCTAACGTGGCAGCATGCATGCGCGGCCGGCGGTTCTTGCAGCCGACCGCGGCGAGCTCGCAGCCGTAGACGTCGAGCGCCTCGCGGATCTGCCGCTGCATCTCCGCCATTAGGCTCGTGCGCATCTCGTCGAACTGCCGCTTGTGTAGCGCCTTCACCTTCGTGATCTCATCGTTCAGCTTGAGCTCGTACTTCATGCGCTCGTTCTCGATCGCGATGGCATTCGCCTCGTTTAGGAGCCTCACGAGCCGATCGGCTGCGCGATCATCGGCCGCCTCCTTCTCGCGATCGGCCGTCGTCGACGCGCTCACGCGGTCCTGCTCTGCCTCGGCGCTCTCCCGGCGGTCCTTGCGCCAGGTGTAGCGCGCTGCCACCAGACCGCCGATGATGCCGACGCCCGCGGACGCAGCGGCGGTGATAGCGATGATCACCTCGAGGTTCACAGCTTGTTCGCGCTCGGCGCGTTCAGGCGCTCGACCACGGTGGTGTCGGCGTCGACGGCGAGGAACTTCACGCCGAGCGCCTCCATCGCGGCCACGAGCTTCGACTGCAGACCTGGGCGGTAGAGCACGATGCCGACCTTGTTCTTGGCTGCCACGGTGGCGACCTCCTTCGGGAATCGAGCGGTGAACGGTGGATACCGGCGGATCCCCGCGAACGTGCTCGAGGCCTGCCAGTCCGAGAGTCTGCTCATGACGACGCCGAAGTCCTTACCCTTGGCCTCGACGATGTAGGGCGATCCCTTGGACGGCACGCGGGTGATGATGCCGACGTGACCGATGCCGTTCGGCCGATCGGGATTGTTGCGCTTGAAGACGAGGTCGCCCACGCGGGGCGAGGAGACGGCCCTGGTGGCGTCGTACTGCAGCCACGCGCCGTCGGTGATCGTCACGCCGGCCTTGCCGTAGGAGACCTGCACGAGCTCGCTGCAGTCCCACACGTCGGAAGGATCCTTGAGCGGCCACGATGACGGTGGCACCTCGGCGCCGAGACGGTAGGTCTCGCCGAGCTGGGCTTCGACGAAAAGGCGGAACTCCTCGAGCGTGTTGAGTGTCGCGGCCATGATCGCGGTCCCTCCTGGTGTTCGGTCCCTGAGTCCACCTTGCCCCGCGTGTCTCTCAGAGCGGGCTCTTCCACGACGCGCGCAGCCGGGCCGCGGTGAGGTTGAGGTCTCCGCCCGTGTCCTGATAGACCGAGAGCTCGAGGTACTCGCCCTGGGCGATCCGGATCTCCTGTGCTGTCGTCATGTAGCCGGATCCCGTGGCGTTGAGCTTGAGCGCGGCCTTGCCGGCGCCGTTGAGCAGGATGCTCATGAGCCGGGCGCCGGTGGCGCTCAGCGCCCACTCGGCCGTTGCGAAGACGTTGTAGATGCCCGGGGTCGCGATCGTGATCCGCGTCGGCGCGCCGGCAGCGCGCATGGCGTACGGATCGACGTCCTCGGTGTCGAACGAGACCGGCGTCCAGGAGGCCGTGCTGATCGTCTGCACGGCCGCGCGGCGGACGTGGCAGTGCGCCACGGCGGTCGCGAGTGTGTCACGCACGACCAGGTCGTTCCCGGAGAGCATGAGGATGCACGTGGCGCCCGCGATCGGGCAGCACGATGAGGCGACCTTCACGTCTCCGATCACCACAACCGAGCCGCCGAGTGTGACGTCGACGGTGCCGTCCGCGTTGACCGCGGCGATGACCCCGTAGCGCATCCTGAGGTCCGCTGCGGGCTGCTTGAGCATCTGTGCGACGTCATGCTTGTCCGGCATGTCCTCAGCTCCTCTGGCGCGTCTCGCGGGCCGTCGCGGTCATCCCGACGGCGGCCACGAGCGGGATCGTGAGCTCGTCGAGCACGTGGCGCTCCTCGCCCGTGCCTCCCGTGGTGAAGGCGACGACGTCGGTGGCGTCGTGGGCCGGGTTGCATATCCAGCTCCAGACGACGCGCTTGCTCCGTCCGACCACGCGCGGCAGCAGCGACGCGGCAGCGAGGTCCGCCTCGGCCTGGGTCGTGAGGAGCGGCGAGCTGTAGAAGTACGGGACCTGACCGAACGGCCCGAGGTAATAGGTCGGGGACTGCGGGTCTTCGTCCCAGGCGACGCCCTGCACGGGCACCGCCACGGCGCTCCCCTCGCCCCTTGCCACGACGCCGGAGTAGGTCTTCGAGAACGAGATCCGCTGCTGCTCGCTGACGATGACCCGGTCGACAGTGCGGTCGTACGTGGCCACGGGCTGCGTCGTTGTCGGATCGGGGATCTGCCGCATCGTCGCGGTGCCCTCGCCGTCGAAGTACGGGACGTAGCCGTACGCCTCCGCGATAGCGACAGCATCACGCCACGGGTCCGAGGAGGGCCCGGCCTCTATGACGGCCTGCGCGCCCAGCGACACGCCGGTCACCGGCATCGACGTCGGGCAGGCGGACCAGCGGTCGACCAGGAGGTCCGCGATCGCGTCTTCGAGCGCGGTGCCGGCCGGGATGACGTACGGGTCGAGCAGGCGTGCGCGCACGATGCGCGTCGCGCGGTCCGAACCCGTCACCGAGATGGTCTCATTCGATGCACGGTCGGGCTCGTCGAAGACGAAGACGCCGAGCGGCACGAGCTCGGTCACGCCTGAGATCAGGTGGATCCCACGCCAGATCTTGATCTCGGCGCCCGGGACGGCGATGTCGGCCCAGACCGCCTCGAGGTCGTCCGGGTCCGGCGCGATCGTGAGCGTGCACGTGCGCAGGATCGCACGGCGAGCATCGATCGAGACCGAGCCGTCGAGGACCTTGAGGTCGCGCACTTTTGCCGAGCCGAGCCACAGCTCGACCGCGAGTGCCCGGTGGTATGATCCTTTGACCTCTGCTGCGAAGGCGGCGCTCACCGGGTACATGGCGCCTCCTTACGTCACGTCGACGATGATGGTCTCGCCGACGGCGGCTTCGCACTCGACGTACGAGAGCTCGACCGCGCGACGCACGGATGCGAGCGTGGAGCCTCGCTTGACGGCCTCGGCCGACGTGGTGAAGCGCACCCACTTCGAGTCGCCGAAGGGACTCTCCACCCACACCGGGCCCCGGCGATCGAGGAGCGCCACGAGCGCGTCGAACGCGGAGGCGCTGTCGCAGAAGACGCTGTACGAACCGTCCCATCCGCTGAAGTCACCGCCGACGATGACCGGCAGGTCGAAGCCCTTTACCCGGAAGATGCCGACGTCCTCGTTGCGCTGCGACGCCGGCATGCCCGAGATGTGCATGTGCGCGATCTCGACAGCCGGTGTCTCGGCGAGCTGGGGCATCCGGAGCCACCAGCCGTCGACGGCGAGTGTCGCCGCGTCGGTGGCGGACCACTCCGAGGCGACGCGGCCGCCGGCGAGTGTGGTGACCACGCGCGCCCGGTAGGTGGTCTCTACGCCGCGGCTCATCTCGCGATCGTGGATGGTGTAGGTGTCGTCGAAGGTGGCGGAAAGCGCGGTGCACCCGCGCAGGGCCGACCAGGTCACGCCGTCTTCCGTGCGCTCGATCTCGAAGGCGGGCGCCGAGTGCCCGGCGGTCGCGGCAGCGGAGACCTCGACGTCGATGGTGCCCGTTGCGGTGACAGCGGTCGCGGTCAGTGTCGGCGTGGCACTCGGCGTGAGGTCCATCGTGAACTCGCTGTAGTCCCACACCCCCCAGAACGCGCTCTGTCCGGAGAAGACGTCACGGCTCGCTCGAGCGTATGCCCGAAACGTCGTGTCGTTGGTGAGCGCCTTGTCGGGCGTGACGAAGACGGTCACGGTGCCCGGCGTGACGCCGTCGACGTAGTTGGGATTGTCGTAGCGCGCCGTGCCGCTCGCGAACGGTGTCGCCGTCTCGGGATCGAAGCCCGGAGCTCCGTACTGAGCGGCCGTGAACCACTTGACCTCGAGGTCGCCGCCTGAGGTGAGGCTCGAGAGCCAGTCATCGTTCACGGTGGAGATGTCGACCTCGGCTTGAGGCTGAGAGACCGTGGTGATGTTACCGACCGGGCCCTCGACAGAGACGACGGCGGGCTTGTGGGTGAACACCGAGATCCACGAACGGTAGAACAGGAACTCGCTCGCCGATGGCACGTCGTTCGTGTCCCACAGTGACACGATCAGGTTGGCCATGTGCGCCGTGGTCCACTCCGAGCCGTCGGGTGCGAGCCAGGAGGCCTCGGCCACCGCGTACGGTGCGGCTTCCCGGTTCGTGATCGATGAGGTCGTGTTGAGTATGACCCCGCTCGCAGACTGCAGTACCGCCCCGGCAACCAGGAGCGACGCGTACATCTTCGCGCGGCCGGTCGACGCGGAGGGCTTACTCAGCCGCATGCCGGCGCACACGGCGACGATGCGCTCGCCGGCGACGATCGCGGGGGTGGTGACCTCGGAGTCAGCGACCAGGCCGAGCTTCGCGGCCGCCTTCACGTACGTGGCGTCGGACGCATCGCCAAGCGCGGCATGGACCGAGGCCGAACCGCCGTAGATCGTCGCGGCCGCGCCTCTGGTCGTGATGCTCCCGTTGGGATAGACGATGTACTTGCTCATCTTACAGTGCCTCCAGCTCTTGCTTGATCTCGCGCCAGGCTGCGTGCACGCCGTCGTAGGCCTGCGTGCGGGCGTCGCCGGATCCATCGCCAAGTACGATCTGCACCTGGAAGGCGCCGGCCGAGATCGTGATGCCGCCGCCGGACGATGCGCCGCCTCCGTGCGCCGGCGCGATCGACGCGCTCGCCGGTGCGGTCGCGGCGAAGTTCTGCGCAGCCGAGCGGTTGTTGAGTCCGAGGGACGCGAACACGCGAGGCATGAGCTGCAGCGCCTCGGCACGGTACTTGGCGGAGAGCGGGATGATGACCTCGGGGCCGTCCTCGCCCCAGATGATGCGCTCGGCCACGCCGGGGTTGAACCCGCCGCGGGCCTTCTCCTGCGGGCCCGACGTCGAGTGCCCGCTGTCCTGGACGTCGATCGCGAGCGCGCGCTGGGCCTTGGACCGGTAGACGTCCGCCGCCTCGCCTGCTTTGCGCCACTCCGCCTCGATCTTCTTGAGCTTGTCGTCGAGATCCTTCTGCCGGGCGAGCTCAGCCTCGGCCTTCTTCGCTGCGTCGACCTTGACTTTATAGTCAGCGGCCGCCGTGGTGGCGTTCTCCTGCGCCTGGGTGAGCTGCAGCTGCGCGATGCGGGCCTCGTCGGAGCCCTTGCCGTGGAGCTTGATAGCGGACGTGAGGTTCTCGGTCGCAGCCTTCACGGCTTGCTTGGTCTGCAGCATCGTGAGCTCGGCCGAGTTCGACGCCATGGTGGCGCCCTGGGCGACCTGCTGCGCGAGCGCGAGGTCACGCGTGGCGAAGGCGAGGCCCTGGGCGCTCGCGGTGTCCGCGCCGAGTGAGGCGTTGTGCTCTTTGAGCTGCTGGATGCCGCGCTCGGTGACGGCGCCGTTCTTGTCGAGCTCGATACCGAGCTCCTTGTACATCGCGGCCGACTCGGCCGTAACCTCGGCGTTCGCCTTACCGGCACCGGCGGCCTTGTACGCGCCTTCGGCGACCTTCGAGTAGGCCCAGGAGATCGGGTTGAGCCAGCCGTTCACGTCGACGTTCTTGCCTGCGTCCTCGGCGTCGGCGACGGCTGAGACCATCGTGTCGCGCCACTTCTCCACGGCAGGCAGGCTGGAGATGAACTCGCCGGCGACCATACCGACGCCGAACGACAGGCCCGCCAGTCCGAGCGTGGCGCCGAAGCTCGCCCCGTCGAGACCCTTGAGTGATCCGGCGAGCGTGCCCGCCTTGCCCGACAGGGTCTTTGACGCGGTCTCGGCGCCCCTGAGTCCGTCGGTGAAGTGCTTGATGCCGGTAGTCGCGGTGCTCGCGACCTTGAAGACCGCGCCGAGGCCTTGTGAGAGCTTACCGACGCCGATGAGCACGGGTCCGATCGCAGCCGCGAAGACGAGCGCCTTGGCGATCGCCTCTTGCTGCTCCGGGTCTAGCTGCGCGAACCGGTCCGCGAGCTCTTTGATCCCGCCGGCGACTTCGGTCACGGCCGGGGCGAGCGCCTCGCCGAGCGCGATCGAGGCGGTCTCCGCGGATCCGCGCATCTGCTCCATGGACCCGGCCCAGCCCTTCATGCGGGCGTCAGCCATGGCCTGCGCAGCGTTCTGGTCGTTCGTGGCCGCGATGTACTTCTCAATCCCGGTCGCGCCCTCTTGCATGAGCACAGTGGCGGCGCGCGTGGCGTCCGAGCCGAAGATCGTCTGTAGGGCCTGCATACGCTGGGCCTCGGAGAGGCCGCCCAGGCGTTGCTGCAGCTTGCTCGCGACGACGGTGATGTCATCGATGTTCCCGGCGCCGTCGACGAAGGACAGGCCGTACCGCTCCATCGCGTCGGCGGCCTCGTCGGTCTGTGGCACGAGGCGAGAGAGCATCGTCTTGAGCGATGTGCCGGCGTCGGATCCCTGGATCCCCTTGTCGGCGAACGCGGCGAGGACCGCGACCGTGCGCTGCAAGTCGAGCCCGGCGTTCTTCGCGCCCGGGCCCACCTGCGCGAGCGCCTGCTGCAGGCTGTCGACGCTCGCACTCGAGGCGTTGGCCCCGCCGGCGAGTGCGTTGGCGACGTCGTTCGCCTTGTCGGCACCCAGGCCGAACGTGTTGAGCGCGTTGGCGGCGGTCGTGGCCGCGGACTCGAGCGAGACGTTGCCTGCCGCCGCGAGCTTGAGCGCGGCGTCGAGTCCTCCAGCGGAGATCGCTGCCGGGTCCATGCCCGCCTTTGCGAGCTCGAGCATCGCGTCGGCGGCCTCGCCGGCGGAGAAGATCGTGTCCGCGCCCATCTTCTTGGCGAGCGCGGTGAGCTCGGCCATCTTGTCGGCAGGCGCGTCGGTCGCGGCCTGCACCTGGTTCATGGCCGTCTCGAAGTCAGCCGCGCTCTTGAACGCGAACGCGCCCAGGCCGACGAGCGGGAGTGTCACCCCCATCGTCAGGCTGCGCCCGGTCGACTCCATCTTCTTGCCGAGCGCGATGGCCTTGTTGCCCATCGTGTCGAACGCCTTGGCCCAGGTCCCGTTCGCATGGCGCTCGGCCGACGTGACGAGTTTACCGAGTGCGGTCTCGGCCGCCTGGAGCTGCTTGAGGTCGACGTTGCCGACTACGGAGAGTACGACAGCCACGTCACACCCCCGACGGTGCTGCGTCGAAGCGTTCCTGCATCTGGCGCTCGGCGTCTACGACGGCGCGGTCGACCTGCTCATTGACCCAACCCTCGAGCTCTTCCCATGAGGCCCACATCACGCGGCCGGGGCGGCCGTACTCCGCGTCGAGCGTGCGGATCAGCTGCGGGCCCGAGCTTTGGCGCATCGTGCCGGCCTGAGGGCCTTTCGTCACCTTGACCATGCCCGGGTTTCCGGATGATGCGGACCCCGCGATCTCGGTGAAGACGGCGCCGAGCTCTGTGTTGACGACGCGGTAGCCGAAGCGGGTCGTCTTGGACCCGCCCCGGCGGACCTTGTAGCCTTTGGCGGACGCGCCTGATCGCTGGTTGATGCGCGCGGACGCGGCACCTGCGACCGTCTTGGCGGCGTTGCGGATGATGCCGTCCATGGTCTTGAACAGATCCGGGGCGGCGGAGCGGAGCGCGTAGGTGATCTCTTTCAGACCGAGGACCTTGATCTGGGCGCCGCGGCCTGGTGCTGTGACGATCCGCGACGTCATGGCCCTACCTCCCTCGGCGTCTACTCCTCAATCTCGCGAACGCGTTCTCGCGAGCCGCGTGCAGGTCTCTCTCTCGAAGCTCGTCAAGTACGGCCTCGAAGATCTCCGGATCGCAGCTCTCGAAGTCCAGGCCGAAGCCTGCACGCAACGCCGCCCGTGCGATCAGGCGGGCGACGTCGGAGATTCCCCCTCGGCCCCGTCCACGGCGGGCTCGGCCTCCGGGGTCGTGTCCTCGTCCTCGGCGTCGACGATGGAGGCGACGTTGGCCATCCAGGCGTCGAAGGACGTGTCGGGGGTGATGATCTTCATGCGCCGGGCGGCCGAGTAGGCGAGATACGACATGTACTCGACGTCGCCTTCGAGCACGGCCTGGCGGAAGCTCTTGTTGAGCTTGCGCTGCGTGACCAGGTACTCGAACTGCCCGACGATGACGTCGTCAGGCTCGCGCGCCTCGTCGTAGTACCCCACACGGAGATGCATGATGCTCTTTGCGCCCATCACAGTCCCTTTCTCTCGGTCCCCGGCTGATCTGGTCAGGCGGCCTAGTAGGTCGCCTGGGTGTTCGTGAGGGTCACGGCCACGGAGTCGGTCCCATCGAAGTACGCGATGCCGGCGAGCTCGAGCTTGCCCGCGCCGTTCTTCGGGTCGAGATCCGGATGCGCGATGACGAACGGCACCCTGACGGCCTCGACCTTCAGCGTGTCCGTGCCTGCGATGAAGTTGAGCTCGAGCGAGCCGTAGAGCACGTCGGTGTCGATCGCGGTGCCGTCGACGGCACCGGTGACAGAGGCCTGCCACATCTCCAGGTCCTCCGGCACACAGGTGAGAGAGAAGGCCGCCTCTATGAGACCCTCGGCGACGTCGCCGTTCTCGATCGTGGTCGAGTCCGGGATGATCTCGCTACCGTTGGAGAACTTGACCTCGCCGGCGGTCACGACCAGGGTCGCCGGGGCCGCGCCGACGACGTCGACCTTCATGGATCCGCCGACCGGCGTGAGCACGAGCTCGGTCAGGGAGTCATCGACGACAGGGACGAACGTGAGCGCGCCGTCTTTGGCCCAGGAGCAGCCGGGCCCGTTGACTGAGACCTCGATCGGCTTGGGGCCTGTCCACTTCAGCGTGAGCTCGTCGACCTTGGAACCGGCAAGCCGTGTGATCTCGGAGAGGAAGCTCCGCCAGAAGGTGTAGTACGGGAGCGATGCGCCCGGGGCGAAGACGTGGACGTACGGGCCTGCGCCTGAGGTCGAGATGTCCCCGAAGACCGCGTGCAGGAGCGCGCCGATCGACTTCGGGTAGGCGGGGCACGAGAAGTCAGCCCCGGAAGGCGCTCCGGTGCGATCGGCGGCGTGCGCGATGCGCTGCTCGCCTGTCACCTCGCGCTGGGCCTGTTCGATGTCCGTGAGGATGATCGGGCCGGCCGACACGCCGTGAGCGAACGCGGGGTTGGCGGCAGGCGTGGCCTTGTCGGCCTGCTTGCAGTAGCCGACGAGTCCCAGTGCGGTCTGCAGCGGGGTCATGGTCTATCCCTCCTGCTCGGCGGCCGGCGGCGTCGCCGGCTTGTCGACCTTCTTGGGGGCGCGCTTGACGATGCCCTGGGCCTCGAGGCGCTTGAGCGCGATGGCGTCATCGCCCGAAGGCGTGACGTCGCCGGGCTCGAACGCGTAGGAGATCACGCGCCGTGGAAGCCGCATCTCTCCGTGCAGTGGCTCTTCGATGTGGTACGTCTGCTTGCCCATGACCTCATCCTCGCTTCCGTGTCTCCCGTGCTGCTCTTAGGTGACGACGCACTCAGCGACGACGGTGACCGTGAGCCCCATCTCGCGCGTCTTGTCGTCCGGGACCGCCTCTTTGCCGGAGATCTTCGCGATCCGTGCGAAGCGGCACGCCCCGCCGAGCGTGGGGTCGTTGTGCACGGCGGCCTCGACGTAGCCCGAGAGGGCCATCGCGCCGGCGGCGACGTCGTCGTGCGTATCGGTAGCGGTGCGGTAGACGATCCTCGCCTCGACGACGAGCTGCTCGACGTGCTGGAGCAGGCCGGTCACCTCGTACTCGATCTCGGCGACCTCGACGTCACCGGCGAGCCATAGCTGCGCGTCTTGCGGAGCGCCCGCGGGCCACCCGTCGCTGATGGCTGTGCCTGCGGGCGCCTGCGCCACGATCGCCGCCAGGAGGGCCGTGTGCAGCTCTCTGATCTTGGTCAGCCGGTCGGCCATGTCCTCACCCGACCACAGGACGGTTACGGCGCTCGTCGGCGATCACTGCGTCGACGTCCGGGATACCGGTGCGGCCGCCGCGGCTCGCGATGGAGTAGCGGATGAAGCCGATGTCGGTCGACTCGCCGGTCGCACGCGATGCGAGGTTGCTCGCCTTGGCGTACTCGGACGCCACGAGCATGAGCGCGTTGGCGGCCGGGCCCGAGGGCATGTCGTAGCCGTGCTCCCAGTGGATCACGATCGCGGCGTCACGCGGCCACCCCTCGGCCCTGTACACGCGCCCGTCCTCGTGGCACACGAGCTCGGCGAGCTCGGTGGGCGTGAGAGCGGTCCCGTCGATCGATGCCGAGTAGACGCTCCGGAGCGCGGGCGTCGGCAGCGGGAGCGTGGTCGACCCATCGCCGTAGAGCGTGGCGCGTCGGCCTCGAGGCACGAATGCCACGTTGGCGGCCTCCGGGTGCTCGAGGCGCTGCTCGGCCGAGACGCGGCACTCCTTGAGTGTGGCGGTCGGGTACTTGGTCGTGTCGGCGAGTGAGTTGTTGGAGAGCGCACGCAGCTGGTGGATCGCGAACGGGTGACCGCCCACGAGCTCGAGGTACGACGCGGGCCACGAGTACGCGACGCCACCGACGACACCGGCCCACACGAGCGAGTAGGTGTCCAGCAGCGGCACGTTCCCGGCGGCGAGTACGGCCGTGAGACTGCCGTCGAGCTCGACGGTCGGCACGACGGCCACCATGAGCGCCCCGGCGCTGTCGCGCACCGTGAGCGTCGGAGACGTCACCGTGAGCGTGTCGCCCTCATCGTCGAGCGGGACGAAGCTGAGCGCGAGCGTCTCTCCTCGCGCGATCCGCGTGAGAGTCCGGCTGACGTCGGTCGCGGCCGCGGCCGCTACGGGGATGCCTGTGCCACCCATCTAGCTCACCACCTCGGTGTCGGGGTCGTCCGGGAAGCGGAAGAGCGAGTGGCGTCGCCAGAAGTAGTGCGGGAGCGGCTCGCCTTCTCCGTCGAGCCCGAGGTTGTCCAGGTGGAAGACCACGCGGCCCGCGGAGTTCGTGTAGCCCTCGTCGACGCGGACGGTGCCCGCCGCGTCTGTCGTCACGATCACGAACACACCCTCGATCCCGACGGGAGGATCGTCCGCGATGCCGTCGCCGTTCGAGTCGAGCAAGACGTCATACGGCCACGCGATCGCGCCGGTGCCGAGGGTGGTCGTCCACGCTCCGGGACCATGAGTCCCCGAGAGTTGGGCGTCTATGTCCAGGGCGGAAGGCGGCGCGACGTAGTCCTCGTCCTGCAGCGCGCCGTCGATCGCAGCGAGCCGCTCGGCCGAGAGTTTGCCGTCTGCGCTAGCCGCACTCGCGGCGGCGGCCTGGGCGCTCGCGTTGTCGGGCGCAGTGCGGTTGGCTGTGTCGGCGGAGGTCTTCGTAAGATCGAGCAGACCGCCGGCGCGCTCGATGTCGGCGCGCAGGGCTGCCGCGAGGGCGGCGAGCGTCACGTCGTCGAGATCCGGGTATGCCGCGGCGAACTTGTCGACGATCGCCTGCATCATGGCGGTGGCGTCCGTCTCGTTGACGAGCGCGGCTTCGATGAGCGCGGCAAGCGCGGACGCGACTCCGGCCGCAAACCCTCCGACCGTGACGTCATCCGAGGCCGGGTCGAATGACTGGTCGACCACGATCTCCACCGCGATCGCCAGCGGCGCCGTCGCGACGACGACCACGCTCGCGGCCTCTTCCGCGGTCGCCAGCGTGTAGCGATACCACCCACTGCCGACCTCTTCGTTCGTGCCGGCCGCCGCGGCACCATCGACCGTGACGACGGGCGTCGCCCCGGTCACAGGAGCGTTCGACGCGTCGACGAGCTTGTAGGTAGCGATCACTGCTGCGGTCCTCCTTGGTAGACGACGCGCGATCGCATGGCCGCGAGCACGTCATGGACGCCGTCCCAGGCGGCCGGGCGGACGAAGTTGGGATCGAAGGTGCAGGCGACCGCGATGCTCGCCCACACGGGGTCGGTACCGGCGGCATTGGTCCGCTTGGCGCGGAACTGGATGACCTCGCCGTATAGGTCGGGAGCGTCCGCGATGACAGCCGGGATCGCGGCCCACGCCGTCCAAGTGCGACCGTAGTCGTGGCTCACGCGGTACTCGGTCGTTACTGAGGCACCGCCACCTAGAGACATGCCATTGGTCGCTGCACCCCACGCGACGAGACCCGGGGTGTGCATCGGTCGCGTGACGTACCAGGAGTCGACGGCGAGGAACACCGTCGCTGAGCCGGTCCGGATGTAGAAGTCCGAGGACGGGTACTCCGGCAGTAGGCTGGAGTGCTGCAGATAGAGCGTGCCCGCATCTCCGGCGAGCTCCGTCCGATACAGCGAGTAGTTCACCCCGCTGTTGCGGTTGTAGACGAGTACGGGAGTGGCGGCCGCGAGTGCGCGAGTCCCCTGTATCCGGACGCCCGTACACGCCGTCGAGACGCCGATGCCGTAGCTCTGATTCCGGTAGAAGGCCCCACCGAGCACGGTCGCCTCGTTCAGGTTCTGCAGGAACAGGCCTTGGGCGTAGTTCGCGTAGCCGCGGCAATCCGTGATGACCACGTCCGGTGCGTAGCTGACGCTGAAGCCATAGCTCGAATTGGAGTGGCCGACGCAGCCCTCAAGTCGCACCCGTGAGCAGGACACGATCGTGAACCCGTAATTCGTGTTCGCGTACGCGATGCACCGCGTGAGTGTGACTAGGTCACATCCGGTACCGGCGGAGAAACCGTAGCTGGGGCTGCGGCCGAACGCGCAATCGGTGAACGTCGGACCTTGGCAGCGGTAGACGTGATACCCGATGAGCGACGACTGGCGATGCCGTGACACGCAGCACCCCGCCACTGCGATGCGGCCACTCACGTCCATCCAGTAGATACCCGTCGTAGCCGCTGACGATCTCCAGGTAACGCCGGGCGAGGTGATGCTGTCCCCGAGCGCGGGAATCGCGCCGCCGTTGTTGTTCCACGCGCTCGCGGTGCCATCTCCAAAGACGATGTTCCCGCCGACCGTCGAGTAGACCCTGTCGCCGGCGGCGATGACGCGATAGACAGCGTGCGCCGCGGTGGTCGTGAGACCGCCACCCACCACGATGGTCGTGGCTGTCATCGAGATGACGGTTCGCGAGGCGACGAGTGTCCCGTCGGCGGTCGCACGGATCTCTATCGCATCGCCGACAGCCAGGCCCGTGAGACGCGGATCGGAGGCCACCTGGATGGTGTTGCTCGCATTCGTGACGCCACAAGTGACGCAGTACCCGGTGAGGGAGGGTACGTACGTCCACCACTCTCCACCGACCTGAACCGCGTCGTTGTCGGCGTGCAGCTGTGCGTACGACTGGTCCGCCGCACCCGTGCCGGTGCCGATCGACCGCATGGTGCCGTTGATTGTCAGGTGACAATCCGATGCCAGGTAGAACCGCTCACCGTCGAGCTGCGTTAGCACGATCCCGTCGGAGACGACGATGCGTGATACGAGGTTCGTCGGAGATGCGCCGTTAAGCGCGCCGTACCCGGCGGCAAGCTGCTTGCAGTCAAGACTCGCGTCGATCGTGAGCGTGGCCGTGCCCACCACGAGGATGTTGTCGGCGGTCGTCGGAGCCGACCCCTTGAGGGCAGTGAGCCCTGCAACGTTGACGTCGGTGTCGATGACGAATGTGTTGGCGCCGTAGCTGTTCGCCACCTAGATCACGCCCATGAGCGCAGGGAGGTCGCCGAGAGTCGGCTCGGGGACAGGCTCGTCGCACATCTCGATCCGGCAGACGTGCGGCTCCGGGTACGTGACCTCGACCCACCCCGGGGATGACTCCACCGTGGCCTGCTCTACGCCGTCCGGCGCGGCATCGCACGGAGAGAGCATCGACCGGTGCCAGGTCACGGCGACGCCGGGACCGCACTCGAAGCGCGTCTCGGCGTCCGCGACCCGGAGCGTCATCCGGCCTGTGGTGGGAAGCGCCACGCTATCACCCTCTCGCACGCGGGGCGGCCACCGGGATGACCCCAGCGCCGCCCCTCTGCGGTTTGCGTCGGTTAGACCGATGCCTCGGCGGCGGCGAGGATCGCGCTGAGATCCTTGGCCGGCTGCTTCGGGTCGAAGGCGACGCCGAGCTCGGTCAGCCGGTCGACGATGTCCTTCTTGAGCTTCGGCTTGGGCTTGGGAGCCTCCGCCTCGGCTGGGACATCCTCGGCCGCGGGCGCGCACGCGCCCTCGTCCTCCAGGAGGTCCTCGTCGGTGACGTCGCCCTCGTAGGGCTCGAGGGTCGCCTCGAGGACCCACTGCGCGTCCGTCTCGTCATAGACGAGGTCGATGACGCCGTGGTCTCCGTCGACCTGAGCCTTCGCGCCGTACACGTGCGCGACAGAGGTCGCCTCGACCGGTGCGGGCTCCGGCTCCTTGACCGGTGCGACCGCCTTGGGCCGGGCCTTGACCGCCTTGGCCTTCTCGGCCTCGGCTGCGACCTCAGCCTTGCGGATCCGCGCGAATTCCTCCGCCTCGACCGCGTCGCCGGGCACGTGCGTCAGACGCATGTGCCGTGCGCCAGGTACGCGCTCGTAGACGCGCTTGTCGACGATGACAGGCTTCTCGCTCATCTGGTCCCTCCTTGATCAATGGCGGGCTACTGCGCCCGTGATACGACTGTGCGCTCGGTGTCTCCCACGATCGCCGCGAGGCGCTCGAACGCCGGCAGATCGTGGTCCATGACCTCGGCCCGGCGATCGGCGGCGCGCACCGGCGAGAGCTCTATCGTCTCGAGGTCCTGGAGGTTCTCCACCACGACGCCCCAGCGGCCGTCATAGACCTCGCCCGCCCCGCCGGGGCTGAAGCCCACCGTGGGGATCCCGGCAGCGAGGTACAGGTACGTCTTGTTCGGGGCGCACGCGGCCACGTAGCGTGCAGTGGGGCCCGGCACGTCCGTGAGGTTGTACGCCTGCAGGCCTGCGCTGTAGCGGCTCAGCTCGCGCGGTAGGACCGCCTCGGGCACGGAGTCGTGGACGGTGCAGCCGAGCTCTGTGTACTCGTCGATGATGGTCTGTCGCGTGTCGCGGCCGGGGTAGACGTGCATCTCCCACCCGTGGGCCATGATGCGCGCGAAGATGTCGTGGTACGCCCGGTAGCCCCACGGCTGCCGGCGGTGTCGCCACGAGACCAGGCCGCCGGCGTAGACCATCGTGCGGCCCTCGAGCTTGGTCCTCGGCTCGAAGTCGAGCTGCTCGGCGAGCGGGCGGAGCGGTACGACCTCGTGATGCCTGATCCGGTAGCGGTCGACGCAGTAGTCGCGCGTGCCGCGGCTGTTGAACAGCACGCCGAGTGCGCCCTCGATCATGGAGCGTTCGGCCGGGCACCGGGCCCCGCGCATCGTCGCGACGTCCTGCTCTATCAGGAGGTACGGGGTCTTCTGCCGGCGGCACAGGTCGAAGTGAGTCGACATGTCGCCCCGCACGACCGCGACGTCGCAGCCTTGCCGGAGCGCGTGGTTGAGCGCGGTCTCCTCGCCGGCGACGATCTGCCCCGGCAGCACGCGCTGGAACATCTCGAGGTACTTGTACGCGGATCCGGCGCGGTTCTCGGAGCGGAGCAGGTAGAGCACGCGCGGCACGGCGGTCCCCTCTCGCGTAGAGAACGGGCCCGGCACATGAGGCCGGGCCCGTCATCGGTCTACAGTCGGCCGAGCCTTACGATCACGAGTCGAAGTTCGTGATCTCGCAGAAGCCGCTGGGGTCGATCAGGCCGAACGCGGCTGAGATCGCTGCCAGGAAGGCGACCTTGCGCTCGGTGAAGTACGTACCGTGCGAGTCGCTCATCGACAGGGTTAGACCCTCGCGGATCGCGAGCTCGGCGAGCGCCGGGTCGCACACGATCGGGTTGCCCTCGGGGACGGACACGTGCGGGACCACGAGCATGCCCCACGCGGTGTTCGCGGCCGGCTTGGTCGGCCCACCGAAGAGGTACTCGTTCGTCCCGGTCGACTTGGAGAGCACCAGGCGCTCTTCGTCGTAGGGGTGGGCGAGCATGACGCGCGGCTCGTACATGCCGTTGGAGGCGACACGGATCGCGGTCATCGCGAAGTGCACGACGTCAGGGAGCGACGCGGTGCCGCGAGGCTGCGACAGGATGCCGAGCTGGTTGAGGATGCCGGTCAGGTTCTGGCCGGCACCGTTGCCGCCGACGACCTGGTTCTGCAGGCGTGCGCGCACGCCGTAGCCCAGGCGCTGGTTGATGTAGCTGTCCAGGCGGGCGGGGTCGCGCAGGATCCGGCGGGTGGCCGGCAAGAAGAACGGGATGTCCTTCACGAGTGCGGTTCGCGAGTCGAACTCGAGAACGCCCTCGGGGGCGGCGGTGCCCTCGCCGGTCTCTGCTGCGGTGTTGGTGAAGGTCTTCTCGAAGACCCACTCCACCGTCTCCTGATCGGTCGTGGAGACCGTGATCAGGTCGAGCAGTGTGAGCGGCGCGAGTGGCAGCGGGATGATGCCGTCGCGGCGGTCCTCACGGCCCGGGTAGCCGCTCGTGGTGAGCAGCGTGTTGCGGAACTCGTCACGATCGGCGAGCAGCGCGGCCGGGGACGTGCCGATCTCCGCGCTGTCGGTCTTAGTGACCCCGCGGTCCGTCAGGTACTGCATGGCCGAGGAGTTGCGGAACCGCTTGGCCCATGAATCACGGGCGTTCGGTGCCGCCTCGCCGGCGGGCTGGAACGGCGCCATGGGATCCACGCCACCGTTCTCGGTGTCAGCGAGGTGCTGACGGGTGAAGAGGTCGAGGCGCTGGATGTCCTCGGCCATGGTGTCGGAGACCTTGGTGGCCTCGTCGTACTTGTCCATGAAGTCCGCGGAGGTGACGGAACCCTCTGCCACCGCGGCATCCATCATGGCCTGGTTCTGCTTGACCAGGGAAGCGTGCTCTCCACGCTTCCGTGCGAGCTCGGCCTGGGCCGCGCGCGCGGCATCGGATCGGGGTGCCATGCTATACCTCCTTGAATCGGGTGCGCAGCTGCGCAGCCAGCCTCTCGTTATCGATGGTGGGGGCCGTGTCTCCCGCGTCTGGCGCGGGTGGCTCGGGAGCCTCCGGTGCGCTCGGCTCGATCACGGCCAAGAGTTCATCCGGGACGTGGCTGAAGCCGAGCGCCTGGAAGGTCTCGGCGTCGGCGCATGCGGCGACCGCGATCGCCGGGCCGAGCTCGTCACAGAAGCCCTGCTCGATCGCGGCCGGAGCCTTGAGCCAGGTCTCGGCGGCCATCTCCGCGCGGATCTCCGTGGTGGTCTTGCCGGTCTTGTCCGCGTAGATCTGCGCGATCGTCTCGTTCATCTGATCGATGATCGCGGCGACGCGGCGCATGTCGCTCGCCTTGGCGCGGTAGGCCGCGCCGGTGGCCTCGTGGTACATGAACATGGCGGCGGGAGCGATGACCACCTTGTCGGCCGCGAGCGCGATGACGCTCGCGATCGAGGCCGCAAGACCGTCGATGTACGCGGTCACCGTCGCCTTGTGGTTGCGGATCGCGTTCGCGATCGCGTAGCCCTCGAAGATGTTGCCGCCGGCGGAGTTGATGTGGACGTCGATCTCCTCGACGTCAAGGGCGTCGAGCTCGATCGCGAACGTGTGGGCGTTGGTCCCCCAGTACGGATCGATGTCTTCGTAGATGTAGACCTGAGCCGGACCGCTCTTCTCGGCGGCGGCCTTGATCTGGTACCACGGCTTGTTCTTGGGCTTCATCAGAGGCCACCTTCCTCAGGGTCTGGGCGAGAGCCGCCGCGCACCGTGTCTAAGACGAGCTGGTCGATAAGGCCACTCGCGCCGGGGTCACCGGGAACGGGGGGCGGCTCTCCGTTGTCGAACATCCCGGCGGCGGCCGGGCGCATGTTCACGGGGATCAGCGGGACGTCGGTGACGCCGGCGATCTTGAACGCCGGCTTGTTCTCGGCCGCCCGGCGGTCGTCGATGGTGAACGTCGAGGACTGCTGGCCCAGGAGGTAGGCGCGCATGCGCTCCGTCATGTCCGGGCGCAGGAGCTCGTCGAGGTCGAACTCGACGTACAGGCCGTCCCAGGCGCCCTCGACGTCGATCAGCTGCGCCTGCATGGTCTCCTCGACCATCGTGATCACGGGACCGAGCGCGTCGACGTAGAGGCTTCCGTGGAACTCCTTGGCGCTCGCGTAGCTGATCGCCTTGTCGCTCCCCCATCCGACGATCGCGGGACTCACGTTGTAGACGGCGCAGCACTCCTCGCGGGAGAGCTTGCGCTGCTCCATGAGCGCGAGGTCGACGGCGGAGACGCCGATCGTGGAGACCGTGGCATCACCTGAAAGGATCGCGAAGTTCGCGGCCTTGTCGGGCCCCATGTAGAGCTTCTCGATCTCGCCGCGGACGAACGGCCGGTCCTGGGGCATGATCGGGTTCTTGAAGCTGAAGGCGGCGCGAGGGGTCACGCCGTTTTCCAGCGCGGATCCCTGGAACGTCGTGGCTGCGTCTTCGAGCGCGAGCGTTCGGCGCAGGACCTCAGACGGCGCGACGCCGCCGGGGAGCTCGTAGTAGACCGCGTCGTCAAGCGGCACGGGGATCCGCTCGGATCCCATGTGCACGAAGAAGCCGAGCAGGCCGAGGTCGTCTTCGACACGCTCGACCCGGCTCCAGGGCACGGGGATGAGGCCGGTGGGCGGGGACGCCGGGTTAGGGCGGTACTTCACCTGGAGGTGACGGCCGTGGACCATGAGGTCGTAGCCGAGGCGCACCTTCCAGTCCCACGCGGATCCACGCCGATACGGCGTCCGAAGCAACTTGGCGGTCGGGGCTGATTTCGACCGCGCGCGAGAGTCGGCCGTCTCTATGTACGTTTTCGCGGGCAGCCGGGCGAACGCCTTGATGAGCAGCGTCGCCACGGCGTAGAACGCCGGCTGACGGCGATACATGAGGTCGTAGGTCGCCGAGCGGCTGACGGTGAGCGTCTTGCCGGTGATCGGGTCTGTGATCTCCTGGACGCCGTGCAGCGGGATGTAGCCCGGAGACGGACCGATGTGCCGCTCGAAGCCTCCGCCAAGCGCCACGGCACGGTAGGTGCCCTCGCTGCGCAGCGTGATCGGAGACATCTTACGCCCCCTCAGGGATGCCGATGCGCTGGATCCAGGCGACCTTCACGCGCTCGATCACGGCCTCGCCGTCGATCACGGTCCGGGCGCCCTGTTCGAGGTAGAACGCATGGGTGAGCACCAGGCAGTCGGGATACAGGTGCGAGAGCGTGCCCTCGACCGACCCGTCGCGCATGTGCACGACGACGCGGAACCGCTCCATCTCCTCGAGATAGGAACGCGGCGTCTCGGGCTTGGGCTCAGGCTGGCGCTTGAATGGCTTCATGACCCCAAGCGTGGGGTGCGTGTCTCCCGCGCTCAGCCGACGATGACGGGCGGGCCTGAGTACATGTCGCCGAACTCGGCCTCTAAGACGAAGCTCGCCATGCCGGCGGAGATGACCGAGTCGATGTGGCGGTCATCGTCGAGCTTGCCGATCCGCCATCCGTACGGCGGGCGCTCGAGCACCGCGGCGTTCATCGCGTCATCGGTCATGTCCGGGTCGTTGCCGTGGTTGATGAGCCCGCCTGAGAGGAGCTTGTAGAGCATGCCGGCGACGCCGCACATGTGGGCGTTGTCCTGGCGCATCGTCTCGACCGGGAAGCCCTCCGCCTTGAGCCGGTTCAGGATCAGCCACATGAACGCGGGGTCGCACACGATCCGGATCACGTAGAACTCGCCACAAAGGAGCCGGATCTGATCCTCGACCTGGGTGAGGTCGTCGTACTCGAGTGTGCGCCCGGGGTCGAAGATGAACGTCTGCCAGTGGTGCGTGCCGTCGGCGTGTCGCTGGGCGACCGTGATGGAGCAGCGGTCGCGCCTCGGCGCGGAGTCGACGCCGATGACGACCGGGAGCGCCGGGTCTATCTCGGGCACGCCGCCATTCTTCTCCCACATCTGGACCGGGAACGCCTGGATCCCGCCGACGCCGGACGGGAAGCGGTTGAGGTGGTACCGCTCGAACGACCAGATAGGCAGCGTCTCGTACTGGATCCGGAGCATCTCGTCGGTGATCCACTTCGCCGGGTTGGCGGCGCGCCACACCTTCGGGTCATGAGGGTCCGCACCGTCCGGCGCACCGACCCAGTGCACGTAGGCGAAGGGGTTCGACGTCCACGCCTTGATGAGGTCCCAGAGCACGCCTTCGCGCTTCGGGCCCGCGGTCGTGATGCAGACGACCAGACCCTCGGCGTGACCGACCGAGCCGGAGACCATGGCCTCGATCAGGTCGGACTTCTTGTGGACGTGCACCTCGTCGATGATGCAGAGGCTCGGGTGATAACCCTGGGCGGTGTCGGCGTCGTGGGGCAGACAGCGGAAGATGCAGCCCGTCTCCTTGACGATGATCTCTTTGGCGTAGATGTCGCACGCCGCCGCCAGCTGTGGCGACGCCTTGATCATCCGCTTGACCGTGTTGAACACGAGCATGGCCTGCTTCTCGGTGGAGGCCACGACGTAGCACTCACCGGAGAAGACGCGCTCGACGAAGAGGTGATAGAGCACCATGAGCGCGGTGATCTCGCTCTTGCCGTTCCACCTCGGCAGCCCGATCAGCGCGAAGCGGTGTTTTCGCTTGCGGTGCCGGTTGAGCGTCGCGTAGATCGGGAGGATGATGTCTTGCCATTGCCACTCGTCGAGCACGAACGGCATCCCCCGGAACTCGCCCTTCTGGTGCTTGACGTAGAGCTCGCCGAAGACGCGCACGGCCGTCGCGAGCGCGATGCCTGGACGAGAGTACTTGGACCGCGTCGACGCCGGGCGCGACGGGGAGGCCGGCTTACCGGCGGGCTTCTTGGCGGCCGGCTTGCGCGCAGGAGCGGAGCGTTCGATCGCCTCGGCGATCGGCGCCTTCTTCGCCGCGGGCTTGCGCGCGGTGGCCATGACTACTTGCCGGCCGCAAGCCGCGCGGCCACGGCCGTCGCGAGCTCGTTGTTGAGTCCCTGGAGCATCGTCTCTCCGGCGATCCGCATGAGACCCATGCGCAGACGCGCGACCGGGGTGAGGCCGAGCTTCTCGGCCTTCTGGTCGTACGTCGATGCCGCGTCCTTCATGATCTTGAGCCGGGGGTTGGCGACCTCGTTGCCCATCGCGGAGAAGCCCGTGAGCGACATGGCCTCGAGCTCCATAGCGGCGCGGCGGTAGATGTAGGCGGCGAAGACCAGCTGCTCGATCAGCGGCAGGTCGGACTCGTGTACGGTCCGGAGCGCGATCAGCTCGTCGACGGCGCGG